TCTGCACGCCCTTCGGCAGCGGGCCGGGGCACCGATCGCGCCCGTTCGACGTCATGCCGTTGTAGTAGTCGGCGCGCGCGGCGTAGGTTGGAATCTCCGCCGGGCCGCGGCCTACGAGCTCGAGCGCGAACGCGGCGACGAGAACGCCTACCGTGAAGGCGCCGATCGCGAGAAGGTTGCCGGCGAACTGCTTGTCGCTCATACCTGCTCCTTTTTGGCGTTATAGCGTATTTTAGCGCATGTTTTGCAGTAGTGCTGCACCACCCCGCTGCTAAAAGTGTAAGTTACGCCGTCTGTACTTCGTAGATGCCCTCTGCGACACGTTCCAGCCACTACGTGCGGGCGCGCTTTTAGGGTCGCGTTTATCTTGGCTCTGACTACCGGATCACAAAACCCAGGCGGTTTGTAGTTTGGCGTAATCGCGTACCACGAAAGAAACTTCTTAAAGCCTCCGAAGTGACGCGCGATACGCCCAAACAGGTTATGAGCTTCGCGCCCTAAACCAACCTGTAAATCAGTAGCGGATGGGTTATACCTCAGCGCCGCCGCTAAGTCGCAGTACTCTTTATAATCTCTGTCGCGGGCGATCGTAAGGCGTTCTTCACGCGTTCGTTTACGCGGCTTTTCCAGGCGCTCTTTCGCAGGTACGAACATCCCGGCAGCGCGCGCTTTGTTGAGAAGCTGTCGGACGCGCTCCCGACTAACCCCAAGCTGTTCGGCAGTTATTGCACCATTGAGCCCGTAGGCAATATGCAGAGTAACCACGTAGCCAAGTCTCTGCGCTACTCTTTCGCTAAAAGCACTCACTTTCGTAGCTTGCCGCTCATACGAAGGCCTCCTCGTCGAACGTCCAGCATCCGAAACCGTCGAGCAGGGGTTCGCAAGCATCGCAGTCTTCGGTGAGCGCCACTCCATGCTGGCAGCGAACGCCAGCGAAGGCATGCGTCTCAAGCGAGCGGAGCGCCGCGATTCGTTTCACGACGGCCGCAACGTCGGGATCAGTGCAATTCATCAGACTACTGTCCTCCTGGAGCTACTGCTCCGAGTTTAGTGTTGCGTTTGTACCACGGGAGTCGCCACCACGTCAAGCGATCTTCTTGGATTCTCGAGCGATCGCTACTCTCACGCTCGCGGCGTACGAGCATTGGCCGCACGTCTTCCGGCCTTCGCGCGCGTCTTCGCGCCGGCAAACAATGCACCGGCCCTCGGCCGTTGCCTTAGCGCGCGCCTTACGACTGCGCCTGGCGCTTTGATCCCTGGCGTAGTCGGCCGGATGCGCGATCGCGTGAGCGAGCTCGCCCTCGGCCTTCTGGATCGTGCAATACTGCTCGATCCCGCGCGAACGCGGTTTCCAGCCGGCGGCTTGTGCGAGAATCTTTTGAACCGCCTTCGCGTTGGCGAGCGTGTAGCCGTAGACTTGGCGCTCGCCCTGCGCGCCGATCCAATAGCCGCCGAGCCTGTGACCCTCGATCTGGACGAAGCCGCCCTTGGCGTCGCACTCGCGCGCAACGTCGAGGACGGCTCGAACCGCTCGCCTACGCGGGGACACGAGCGCGGCACAGATTGCAGGTCGCTGGCGTGCGCGGCTTGGCTAGGAACGCGGCGCCGCACGTCACGCACGATTGGACCGCGTGCCCGATCGTTCCGAAGACGAGCTCCGTGCGAACCTGCGCCACGTTGCGGCCGCCCTCGTACGCGATCCGCTCGGCCGCGGCTTCGAAGAGGTCAGGCATCGTCGTACTCCGGTGACTTGTCGGCATCTAGGCACTCGAAGCAAAGTCCTTGCTCCCACTCGATAAGCGCCATTTGAGCGTGACATTGAGGGCACGAAATATCCGTGCGCGGGTCAGAGTAAATATCGATCGGTTTGGACGTCGAGGGGTCTCGCATTAGCGCACCCCCGCGAAGGTCTGAGCGAAGACGACCAAGGCCGCAATCGCGAGGCCGAACAGGACGATTCCGAGGAGTTTAGACATTCAGGCTTCTGCCCTTCTGCCGCTAAGTGCGGCGAGTTGTTACTGACACAGGTTGTACCACGCGGCGTACCACGACGTCAAGCCCCTCCCGCACTATTCTTGCAAATGCGGCCGAAAAGGAGTAGAACAAAGCGAAAGCCCCCGGTGAAGCGCCGGAGGCTCTCAAAAGGTCGTGCAGGCGACCCCGAGCCAACAATACCACGGCTCGAGACCAGCCGCAACCTTTGCCGGCTGGTCGTATCCGTGCCCCAAGCACGCTGGAACCGTCAGTAGCTCGGCAATTCCGCCCACGATCGCGGCCGCCGAGAGAAGGGGGTAGGGGGATGAGAGCACCTTCGGGCCGAGCGCAGCGACCAGCCCACGAGCGACGCGAGTTAGCCGCAGCGCCACAGAACGATCACCAGCGACGAACGGCACGGCCGCCAACCGAACAGCACCCCACCGTCGACGTCGCCAACACACACCCCACCAACGCCAGCACCGATAACCTGTCACATCCCCAAACGCTTGCTTCCACGCTCAAAACGTACCGAATCGTGTCTGTAACCGCCTCGAGCGAGCGCGATCGGTGCGTGCGCGCGCGGGCGATCGACGAGGGCGGGCGGCGGGTCCCCCCGAGGGGCCGGGGGTGGGCGCAAATTCTGGTACCGTATGCCACCGTTTCGCGCACACGGGATTACGTCTACGATGGAGAAGGGTTGGCTGATGGACGATAGGTTAGTGACGGCTGAGGCGTTGTTGGCCGGTCGTCGTGCGGTGGCGGAGGTCTCGGCCCAGGTTCGAGCCGAGGTGTTGCAGCGTCGTCGCGAGAGGAAGCTGGCGGAGCGTTCGGCGTTTTCGTTTCCCGTGAAACGTCCATGGCGCCGTTATCCGAGGAAGGCATGAACGAGGACTCCTCACTTCCGCGCGCGATGGCATTGCCGCCGTTGGAGAAGTCGGTGCGGTTGGACCCGTCGATTGGTGAGCGTGTTGCGATTGCGGTGGCGAACCGAAAGCCTGTGCCGGCGAACGTACGCGAGCGTCGCGAGCAGAATAACTGGGCTCGGCTGTCGAAGGGCGACCCTATCGGCTGAAGCCGGTGGAGGAAAAATGAGCCTAGGTATTTGGTTTTGGGTGATCTACGTTCTGTCGCTACTGTTCGGGGCGTGGGCTCCGTCGCAGCCGAATCTCGTCCGATGGGCCTGGTGGCCTCTCTTTATTTGCACGGGTATTCTCGGGTGGGAAGTTTTCGGGGCCGCCGTCCACCGCTAGACCGGCTTGCAGTCGACCCACGGGACGATCGCTTCGGAAATCTCGTTTCGGATCTTTACTAGGAAGCGCAGGCGAAAGCAGTTGCCTTGGCTCCCGAGCACTTCGCCAACGTAGCCATGAAGGCGCGCGTCGTGGTGCGAGGTCTTGACGGAGACGAGCGGTAGCTTCTCATCCATGTGAGTTTAGTTATCGCCAAAGGAGACGCTACCCCTCCCGGCGTAGGGGGGCTCCTGTGCCCGAGGTTGTGGTAAGTATTTATCTTCCGCGCGCGCTACGGCGCGACGTCGATCGTATCGCTCGCTATGAAGAGAAGTCCCGGTCGCGCTTATGCGCCGGGCTTCTTCGTTTGGGGATCGAGCGGTACTTTGAAATGGCCGACGCTAAGAAGATCGCGCCGCTCCGCGCGCTTATGCGCGACACGTTTATCAACGGTCTGCCGGATCCCGAGACGTACGGGGTCCCCGTGCCGGTTCGGCCGATCGGGCAACTGACCGCCGCGCGCCGTCGGCGTTATGCCAACGATCGAGAGTTTGCTGAAGCTGAAAGAGAAGGGTTGAAAAACTTTGAAGCCACTCGCGGTTAACGTGCTGATCTGCCCGGCCGATACGACGGCCGATAAGACGGAGAGCGTCGCCTTCGCCGGCAGCGACGTCGCGGTCACGGCGCAAGCTATTCCCGGCTCGACGCTCCTGGCGCCCGGAAAAGATAACAAGGTCCAGAGCAAGCCGTCGGAGGGAATCGTTCGCGCGCTCGGCGACGACGTGAAGATTGCGATTAAGGAAGGCGACCGGGTTCTGTATCGGTCGTGGACGGGGCTCGAGATTCGGATTGACGGGATCGATCATCAACTGACTCCCGAGCGCGACGTGCTGGCGATCGTCGACGAAGGCGAGAAGGTCGAGGTCATCGCTCGTCCGATCCCACAGCCAGCGCAGCAACAGCGGCGCTAACGATGCCAGCGACGGCGGAGAAGGTCAGGCGAAGGAAGGGTCCGCGGCCGCGCGTCGACGTGATGCACAACGTACACTTTTCTCCCAACACGAGTTCCGCCATAAAGCTACTCTCTGCGCTCACCGATAGCGGCGGGATTAGCGGGCTGTGCCGCACGGTCATGGAGTGCTATTTATCGACGGCGATCAATTGGGAAGACCCGAAGTTTCGCGACGTCGAGCGGATTATGCGTCCGCCCGAACGGTATAAAGGGCAGCACGAGAAGCTCGGGCTAGCATGAACGGCGAGGAGGTGGTGTCAACTGAATCCCCCGAACGCGGGACACTATCAGTAGGTGAGCCCGGAGAAGGTGTCCGGGCAAAACCTTCACGTACGCGCCGCCCACGCACGGCCGTTCCTGCGCCAGCGCCGGCTCCGCCGCCCGTAGAGCAAACCGTCGCGGAGCGCCTCGCGGCGACTAAGGCCAAGGCGCGCAAGCTCTCGCAGGAGCAAAAGATTCGGATTCCGCTGCGGCTGGCCGTCTCGCTCGAGACGCACGAGTCGCTCGTTGCGATTGCCGAGGCCGTCGGCCCGGAGAAGATAACCGACGTTGCCGTGCACTGCATGGATCTCGGAATCGCGCAGATGGCTGGCGCGCAGTTCGGTAAACCGCGCTCCGTGGCGTCCACGGGGCGAGGCGAATGGAAACCGACAGCCATCGTCAACGGCGACGAAGCCCGCGCCCGAGCGGCGATCGAGGCCGCCGTTGTCGCCGACACCGAAGTCGAAGCGGAGATCGAACGCGAGCGAGACGAAGCCGCGGCGAGGCTTCACCTTCCAGGGAGAAAACGTGCTGTCGCTGGATAAGCTCGAAACCGCGCTCGAATCGTGCCGCGAAGAGGCGTACTGGAAGCCGTCGTATGCGGGCGGCGTTCTCTGCGTTCCGCTCCTCGATGAGGGCGACTCCGGCGGCGTCGAGGTTGTCGCGCACAAACAACGGCGCTCCTATCAGGGGATCGTAGTCGCGGTGAACGATACCAAGCGCGTCGAGGTTGGCGACTTGGTTTGCGCCGACCAGGGGCGATTCGAAGAGTTGCGGACCGCGCTCGGCGAGGTCTTCGTTCACTCGACGGAACGAATGTTGTCCGGCGTTGACGAAGAGTTTTCCAAGCCGCCCGAACCAAAGGAGCCGACGAAACTCCCTTCCGGTCTATGGATTGCGACCGATGGAACATATTGAGCGTTCGATCGCGGTCATCGCGTCGCGGCAGCAGCTTCATAAGCTGATCGATGCGCAGCCTGAAGACGCCGAGTTTATTTTATTGACGAGCGTTAGCGCGACGGTCGAGGGGCGCCCGTACGATTCGTCACGGATCGACGTGGTAGGCGTCAACTGGCCGCGATTCAACGAGCGCGTCGCGTGGCTCTTGCAGTCCGCGATGCACTATCTTATGGGAGGCGTTGGGCCGAGGGCATGAGCTTCAAGTTTGAAACGATCGAACCTCGCTGCATCTTCTGCAACGCGCGTATTGGCGAGAAGATGACCTGCCGTGAAGGCCGGTCGTGCCATTGGTGCCGTAAGCCCGAAACGCACGCGGCCGACCCGTGCATCCCGAGCCAGGAGCACTCGTGGCGGCGCGGTCACGAGTTCCAAAGGGTGGCCGTCAAGTGAGTTGCGATGGGCTCATGCCGACCGTAAGGGTTCAAGAGGACACTAGCGAAGATTGGATGCCAACCTCCGCCGCGGAGGAGTACGAGACGATCGACGCCATTGTGGCGGGAGACGAGGGATAATATGCCTCTCATAAAAGGCTCGTCGCGCAAGACGATCAGCAAGAATATCAAAGAGTTTAAAGCGGGGCCGCGCAATAAGGCGACCGCCAAGAAGTCCGGCAAGAAGGCCGCTCAGAAGCAGGCCGTCGCCGTCGCTCTCAAATCGGCGGGAAAATCCAAAAAGAAGAAGGCCGCCTCCAAGAAACCAAAGTCGAGCAAGGACTCGCAGGGCCGCAATATCTCAACCAAAACGAAGCCGCCGCGCAAGGCGGCAAATCGCAAATCTAGGAACAAGGGACGCTCGTGAAAGGAGCTAGGTAATGCACACCCGCCAGGTTCCAGTCGCCGATCTACAGGCGCTCTCTGCGCAAGACAAGGTTATACAGGCACAAAAGTGGCTTAAGGAAATAGAGTTCGCGCAAAACACGCGATCAACTAAAGCGCAGCACGCTATCAACTTTCTACTCCTACCGCACCAAACCAAAGACGGTGTAATCCGTAACGAGCCCGAGTACGACGACGTAGAGGTTCGCCCGCACGTCGTCAAGTCTCGTTGCGCGGCATACGATTTTCTCGGAAGATACTTTTCGACCACTACCGACTTCGAAAAGGGTGTCGCCGTTCACGAAGCCGATATTGTCGATCGCGACTTCCTAACCGCCTAGTAATGGCGACTTTCACGATTCGGCGAAACCACCCGTACGCCGGGGTCGTCACTCTCTGTAAGCTCGCCGGCGGAGCGTTCGTACCGAAAGAAATGGTCGTTACCGAGTCTGCCTTCATCGGGGCCGTCATGGTCTACATGAAGCAAATGTCGCCGACCGAAAGGACGAAGCTCCGCCGGGACGCACCCGAAGCTCCCGCTCCGGTTCCGGGCAGCGGCGAGCAGCGAACCTTTAGGGTCAAGAAGGCCGCGACCGCCGCGGTCGGCTAATGCCTCGCGGTCCCCGCGGCGGCGACGTTCCGCCGCGACCTAGCCTCTCAATCGAAGACGAACGCAAGGCCAGGAGCATGCTTCGCTCGACGTTTTCCTTTTGGAAGGCGAGCGACCCGTGGCCGATTTACGATCAGCCGCACAGGGAAATGTTCGGGATCTTTGATTCCTCCGGTCCCGATATGTCCAAGCTACGGCGCAAGCCGCTCTCGTCGATGTTCCTGGCGCCGCGCTTCTCAAATAAGACGTACGGCGTCGCTAAGAGTATCGCGCGCCGCGTCCTGAAAGATCCCGATATATCGATCGGCATTGTTCGGTCGACGCGCGACGAATCGCGAAAGTTACTGAGGCTCACCAAAAACATTCTGCGCAGCCCGAGGGTCACGCACTTTTTCGGCGACCCGTACTTTGGCTCCGAGCTCTGGAACGAAGACGCGATCGTGATTCCGTGGCGCACGGTCTCGCGTGCCGACCCGACCGTCTTCACGATGGGCACGAGCGGCACGTCGACCGGCAACCATCCTGACTTTATCTACGGCGACGACCTTGTAACGGAAGTAAACTGCGACTCGATCAAAGAGCAAGAGACGCTCTGGAATTATATCGAGGCGTTTGAACCGCAAATGCCGTCCTGGGGCGCAACGCTTCTGACCGGCACGCGGTGGTCTGAGATCGACTGTTACGGACGAGTCGAGGCGCTCAACGAAGCCGCGCGCCGTGCAGGCGTCGCCGAAGAAGACCTGCCGTGGAAGACGTACATTTTTGAAGCCAAGTGGCAAGTCGCGGACGGCTCGTGGGAGTATTACTTTCCGGCCTACCTTGACGAAGAGCGGCTGGAGGCTATGCGTCTCAAGGTCGACGTACGGCGCTTCAATGCGTGGATGTATAACCGGATGGTCGATCCGGCCGAAAAGCCGTTCAAGCCGCAAAACATTCACAAGTTCTCCGGTAAGTACGAGTTCTCGTATCCGTACAAGCGGACACTCACGCTCCTGGACCCGCAGTATGCCGGCGAAAAGGTGCGGCTCTACGTCGCGCTCGTCGTCGACCCGGCGCTTACCGACGAGACCGGATCATGCGGCTACGGCCTCACGGTCACGGGGTTCGCTCGCGACCGCCGGCAGTTCACGCTTGAGTCGCGCGAGCGCGTTCTGCTCCCGTCGCGCGCGCTTGAGATCATCAAGCAAATGCTCCTGACCTATCGGCCCAACCGAGTCGTGATCGAATCGGCCGGCGGCGACGCTTGGCTCATCGTGGAGATCGGCAAGTTCATCCAAAGAGAGGCGCTCGATTGCGTCGTGCAGCCGTTCTCGGCCTTGCAGCACGAGAAGTCCGGGCACCGTGCCAAGCATCAGCGCATCCGGCGGATGGAGACCTACGTCTCCAATGACCAGTGCTTCTTCCGCATGGCCGACGATCCGAGCCAGGTCGATCACTACGGCGGATACTGCTACGACCTTCTCCAGCAGATCGACAAGTGGCCGTCGCTCATCCGGAACGACGCGATCGATTCCTGGAGCATGTCGCACTATGTGTTGCCCTTCGTTCCTATGGATGAAGGCGACTATGAGGAACAGTTGGAGGCGAATAATCCCCCGGAGTGGGACGTTACATGGACTGACCCCGATGGCAACGTTCATGGATTGCCAGCAGAAAAGGTCTCCCGTCTAGCTATGGGTCCACCACCGGGAGCGGATGCGGCCCGTTGGCTCAACACTTTAGAGTACGGCTCGGACCCACGTGATTATAGGCCAGGTTCCAAGACCGTCGAATATCTCAAGAGGAAACGATATGGACGAGGCTAACAGGAGCGCGCTCCGCAACGAGATAGCTCGGAAGCTAGGTGTCTGCCATCGTTGCCATAAGGCTCCGGCAAGAGCGGAGCGCGTCCACTGCGAAGCCTGCGCCCGCAAGGTCGCGGTTGCCTCCAAAGCACGAGACCTCAGAGACCCCGAGCGTAAGCGATTTCAGCATGCGATCCGGGAGAGAGTTGCCCGCGCGGTAAGGTCCGGTCGCCTAACCCCGGGTCCCTGTGAACGGTGCGGCGCGGCCAAGACGGAAGCCCACCACGACGATTACGGGAAGCCGCTCGACGTTCGCTGGCTTTGCCGAAGTTGCCACCATGCCCACCACCGGAGGCAAATCACCAGACGGGAGCGTATAGCCGCTCTATCCGTACCGTAACCGTGATATAATCGCCTCACCATGTACCGAATCGCCCGAAAGGGGTGCGCAAGTGCCAGCTAACGTCAGTCAGAAGGCCAAAGCGAGGGTGAATACCGTGCAGACGCTTCAGACGTCGCTCGGGATCACCGGTCCCAAGTCGCTCCCCGGCCGCGGCGCCGCAACACAAACGCTCGTCGATAGTCTCAAAACCGGTCAGACCATGAAGCGCAAGGCGACCAAGATCGGTCGCAACAGCCTGCGCGACTCGATGGGTCTCTAAAATGTACGACAGCAATAAAGGTGAAGCCCCCCGTCAAATGACCCACGCGGAGCGTATCGCCGACCTACAGATGAGGCTAGGGAACGCCGAAATAATTCTCAGCCAGGTAACGGCGGCGCTCGAACGCGAGGCCGGAATCCCCATCGAAGGAATTCCGCCGCAACCCTCTGCTGTGAGGCCCTACTAAGATGGCGACACCGATCAAACAGCGCCCGAAAGTCACCAAGAAGAGCAACGCCAAAGCCAAAAAAATCGGCGGCGGCAAGAGCGGCGTGAAGCACGTCAACGGTCTCAGCCGCCAGCACGAGAAGACCGCCAAGGGTAAAGGCGGGCACGGAACCGTCGAGCTTCCCAAGGGCGTCCACATCGTCGAGTATCCCGGCGAAGGCAAAGGCAAAGGCTTTGGGCCAGGCGTCAAGGTAGTCGGCAAAGGCGGCTAACGCCGCGTGCCGCGGAAGAAAAAACTTACAAGGTCGATAACGCGCGCCCCGAAGTCTCAAGTCGTTCGCGACGCGGGCGCCGGAAAGTTATCGCCTGGAGACTGGAGCATCGTGGCGTCAGATGCGTGGCAGTCGATCATTTCCGCGATCGGCACGCGCTCGGCGCTCGAAGCCAATCTCCGAACCGCCTACGCGCTCTATGAGCGAGACAACCGCGACGAAGGGGTCGAAGACGATCCGTACGTCGATTCGTCCGACCTAACCATTCCGCTCGTTTTCTCCAAGCTGCGTAAGCAGAAGACCGAAGTCGCGTCGCTCACCTTTGTCCCGGATTTCTACCTTTTCACGGGCCAAGACGAAGCCTCACAGGCGCAGGCCAGCGATATGCAAGTCCGATGGAACAGCGATTTCCACCGGCTTCGCGGGCCGTATATGTCGTGGCAGAAGGCGCACGACAAAATGCTTCACATGGCGTTGCGCGACGGTACGGCGTTTATGGAGTGCTCGTGGGTCAAAGACGAGCGGATGCAGCGTTACAAAGTCGAGTCGCCTGTCACCGACGAGACTGGTATGCCGGTCGTCGACGAAGAGAGCGGCGAGATTTCAACGAAGCCCGAGTACGTTACGATGCCGGTCACGGTGTACGACGACGCCGTTCTCAACCCGTGCCTTCTCAAAGACGTGCTCCTTATGCCGAACGAAAGCACGAGCGTCGAGACGGCCGCTGCGGTCGCAATCTATCACCTCTATTACGAGAGCGACCTTCGCGCGATGATCGAAGACGATATTCTCGACGAGGAGTGGGTGAACCGTGCGCTTGAGTACGATCCGCAAGGATATAGCGATTACGCGTCGCGCTTCCAGGGCGTCTATAATTGGACGGCCGGCGGGCAGATCGACGTCGGTGTCGGCCAGGGCCAAGGGATCGCAGCCAAAGAGTTTGTAAATCGCGGTCCGCTCGGCTGTTGGGTTCTCTACTCGCGGCAATACGATTTCGACGGCGACAAAATCGAAGAGCCCAACATCCTCTTCATTCACGAAGTTTCGGGATTTATGATCGGACATACGCCGGATACCGATATGGCGCCGATGCGGTTAATCGTCGGATTCGCTCCGTATCCGCGGCCCGATTCGCCTTTAGGATTCGGCGTTCCCGAGCTTATCGGACCATTCCAAGCCGAAGCGACGTTGCAGTGGAATCAACGAAACGATGCTGTCTCGACCAGGCTCGAAGTTCCGCTTCTCACCGATACGAATATCCAGATCAAAGACTCTGGAATGTCGTGGGGCAACGGCCGCGTGTGGTGGGTCCTCGGTAACGCACAGCAAGGCTCACTGCAAAACGTCCTGTACTATCCGCAGCTTCCCGAAGTGCCGCTCGCTTCGTATCAGCAGGAGCAGGGCGTTCTCACTGCGGCCGATTCCGTACTTGGAGGCTCGACGCAGCCCGCGACGTCGCGCGAAAGTGCCGCCGGTGTCAAGACACGCGCTGGCGAGTCGGACCTCGGCACCAACGATATTGCGATGGAGCTCCGGTACGTCTCGCACCAAATCTTCGACGCGCTATGGAGCCTGAGATTACAGTACGGCTTCAATCTCGACGGAACCGAACGAAACGCTCCGCAAGGTGCGAAGCCGCTCACCAAGCAGATGATGCAGCTTCCGTACAAGCGCTCCGTCTCGGGCGAAGACGATCCGCTCGACAAGCAGGCGCAACTCGAGGAAATGCTCGGGTTCAAGAAGACGTTCGAAGACTCACCGTTCATCCAAGGAAATCTCATGCACCGCTACAACTTTGAGCGTGCGATCGCGAGCAAGTTCGGGATCGGCGGGCTCGACGGAATCTTCGGCACGCCCGACGACGTTACGAAAATGCAGCAGGAGCAAGAAAAACAGGGACAAGAGAAGTCCGCTATCGAGAAGCAGCAGGCGTACGGCGAGATCGCGACGCGCTACAACCGCGGCCGTCCGCAAGCCGGTATGTCGCTACTCGGACCGGATGATATCGCCAAACTCTTCGAACCGCCGCCGGGCCAACAGCCACCGGGGCAGCCTGGCGGCAACGGCCAGCCGTCGCAGAACGGCGCACCTCAGCCAGTAGGAGCAGGACAATGAATGGACCCATAACGCCCGCGAAGGAGGGCTCGGTTATGACGCGAGAGCGTCAGCAACGCGAGCAGCGCGAATCCGCGAGCGCGGGCGATATACTTGAGCACCCAGGATGGAGTGACATTTTGAGAGACGTGGTCCGCGAAGCACGAGCCGCGCGTAGCGTACTCTTCAGTGATATTGCGAGTGAGCGCGAGCAGTCTTTCGCGCGCGGGTCGCTAGCGGTTCTAAAAAACATCGTTCTCGCGGTTAGCCGTCGGGCGAACAAAGAAGTTCCACCGCAAGTAACGGCGCTATTCGAATAGAAAGGGACACCAATGAGCCAAGACTTAACGCCGGTCGGCGGCGACGAAGAGGAAGAGCTCGACGACCAGGAGCTCGAGGATCAAGAGACGCCGGAGGGCGGCGCACCGGAAGGCGGCGAGCCCGAAGCCGAAGTCGAGGAAATGCCCGAGGACCTCCTCACCGACGAGGAGCGCGCCGAGCGAACCCGTGAACGCGCGGGCCGTGCGCCGGTCGCACCAGTTCGCGAGGCCGAAGATCGTAGTGCGGTCGTCGCCGAGCTTCGAGAAATCTTCCAGGGGCTTCGGCAAGAGCAGCCTGCGGCGCAACCGCGAGAGCAAGAGCGCCGCGTGCCGGTCGAGTTGCAGCCCTTCGTTCTCACCGAAGAGCAAGCGCAGCGGCTTACCGATAAAGCGCTCACCGAACCGGGCGGAATCGCCAAGCTAATCGCCGCGGCGGTCAATATCGGCGACAAACGCGCGACGGCTCGCTTGGCGCAATCGTCCGAAGGCCAGTCGGCGCTCCAGTCCGCAGGGAGAGTTTTCGTCAACGATTACCTCGAGGATAAGCTCGACGACCCCAAAGAGAAGTACGCGAAGGCGATCAAACCGTATTTCAAGGAGATTCTCGCCGGGTACAATGTCGCCGAGCTCTCGAGCATGAACCAAGCCGACCGTAACGCATGGTTCGACGAACAGTGGGAGCGCGCGCAAGGGCGAGCGTACACGCGAAAGGCGGTCACGAAAGCCGCTCCGTCGCCGGGCGTCGCGCGAGGCGCCGGTGCGAGACCCGGAAAGCCCGGGGTCGGCCGCGTCGTAATCCGCATGACCGATCAGCAGAAGCGGGACCTCCGCGCAGCGTCCCCGCGCCTCTTCTCGGGAGAAGAAGGTGAAAAGCGCTTCCGCCGGCAGGTTTGGGAGATCGAACACGGCATGACCGGAAACCCGACGGTGCGAGCGCTCACGCGCGAATCGGTCCGCTTTGGCGAATCCGTCGGATTCGGAGGATAGTAGATGACGACAGAGTTCAATCAGAACGCGCGCCGGCCGATCGAACGGCCGGATATGCGTCTCAACGACGCCAACTATCGGACGTATCAACGCTACGCCGGGAGAAAACTCCTCAAGGAAGGCAGCGGCGTCGTGCTGCCGGCCGGTGTCGTTATCGACGGCCGCCCGTGGCGCGGCTTTAAGCACTCGGTCCAGGTCCAGACCTTCGTAATGAACCGGCCCGAAGAGCTTTTACTCAATCCCGACGAGCGCTGCAAGTACGTTTGGCGGCCGCGCGAGGATCCAAAGCACTCGACCGAAGCGCTCGTCGGCCGCGGCTGCCTGAGACCGGTGGAAATGAGCGAGGTGGACGCGGCATCCGAGCTTCGCATGTGGTGCTACGAATACTCCGGTTCCGGTGGGAACGATCCGAATACGAAGGAACCGCAGATCGTGGGCCTGGTCGCCGTCGGCGATATGGCGCTCTTCGAAGTCGCGCCGCGTTGGGCGTATGAATGGTACGACGCTGCGGTCGACGAGGCGTTTTCGAGGCTTCAAGGTCTCGAGCCAGGGTTCAAACAGGACGCCGAAGACTTCGCGGCGCGCAACCGCGGGATGCGAGTTCACGGCTCGTCGCTCGGCGTCGAGGAAGGCGACAATCAAACTGTCGCCCAGGAGATTAGAAATCCAATCGGCCCAGGGGCTCCGTTCGCGGACGCGGCGAAAGGCGGCCGTTAGACACACCCGTTTACTGTGAGGAGAGAGGGGGCCGTTAAAAAAGCGGCCCCCTCTTTTTTGCCTCTTACCCTCCCGCAATATCTTGCACGCTAGTTTACCCGTGCTATATCCGATTCCAATGGGAATCACGTTGACGCCTATCCGCCCCGCGCTTGGCCTCGTAACAGGTGGAGAGTATCAGCCGTTCACGATTTACGCTGAGCAGCCTGGCGCCATTTTCAGCGCCGGAGATTTTCTTCAGGTTTACACGACCGGCACGATAACCTACCCGACGCCCGCGGGCTCACTCATCGCTTTTCAGCCGACCTCGGCTCCGACGGTCAACGTCGCCGGGTCGGCAAGCTCAGGGGAACCTCAGAAGACGCTCTTCGCCTGGTACACCCTTATCGGCGCTGGCGGCGTCGGAGTCATCGAGTCGCAGCCGTACGAAATAGGCCCGATCGTCAACGCCGCGGGCTTCAACGCGACGGTGGAAGTGCCGGCAGACGGCAACTATCCCGCCGCGGCAACCCATTTTGCGCTCTACGTCGGAACGCTTCCGGGCCAGCAGTGGCTCCAGGTCGCGACGACGGCGCTCGGATCGGCTGCCACGATTCCCGCCTACCCGCTCACGAACAACACCGGAGTCAACCGGTGCGCGAACGACCCGGCTTCAGGAATCGTCGGGTACGCCGCCTACGACGCTGGCAGCGGTTACGCTCAGCGCGAGGGAGACATTCTCGGCGCCGGCGTCAACTGGCGTGCGCTCTTCGGAGTCGACCAATCGCTTTCGGGCAACCAGGCGTTGCTCGAGCAGTACATGGCCGCCGTGGTCAAGCTGCAAAACGTTCCGGTCACGATTTCGCTCTTGCAGCCGTGGGCGTTCCAGACCGGCACGGCCGGAATCGTCTACTCGGCGGCCTTCGGCGTCTTCTATCTCGACACGACGCAGAGCAATGGAATCTTTTCGATCCAGCGGCCCTACGGAGGCTTGTACGGTCCGTATAATCCCACCGGGGTCCAGACAGGGAACGTCTACCAGCCTGTGACGGGCATCTTTATCGGAGGCTTGGCATAAATGGCAGGCGGAAACTACGGCACCGGCCAGTGGCAAACTAAATCCTCAAAGGTTGCCCAGGCCCACCGGATCGCGCAAATCGTCTCGAACCGGTCGCTCGAGGAGCCCCCGTTTTGGCCCAAGCTCTTCGCGATGGCCGAGCCCCCGGTCAACCAATCTTTCGTAGAGTTCGGCCAGTTCGCCGAGCTCGGTCTGCTCCAGCCGAAGGCTGAAGGCGAAGTCCCGGCCTACGACGTGCCGCTCGAGCTCGTACCGTCGCACGGCGAGTTCCAGACGTTCGCGTTGATGACGTCGATTTCGCACGAAGCGCAGTACGAAGATCCGTACGACATGATGGGCAAAGCCGCGCCGATGCTCGTCGACTCCGAGCGGGTGACGGAAGATACCTACATCCACTCCGTTATCAACTTTGGGTTCGATCCGTCGTTCCCACTGTACGACGGCCAGCCGCTCTTCTCGGCAAACCATTTGCTCGCGCCGGTTCCGGGTCCAAACGGGCCGGTTTCGGCGATCGGTCAGACCTACTCGAACCTCATCGGCAACGTCGCGCCGACGGCCGAAGCGATCCAAGACGCTCTGCTCAACATGAGCTTACTGCGGTCGGATCGCGGTCTGCCGTCAAACCGCATCCCAGTCTACGTCGTCGGGCACCCGTTCATCGAGAAAGTGCTCAAGGAGATCGTCGGCTCGGTAAGCGCTCCGATGACGTCGGACAACCGGACGAACGTCCAGTACGGCATCCAGGAAGTCGTCGCCGACCAGTACCTCACGAACCCGTACGCCTGGTATCTCTCGGCGGCGCCGCAGGGCGTCGATCCCAAGAGCGGCCAGTCGCTGATCGCGAGCTTCCAGTTCCGAAATCACATGCGGGCCTGGTTCGAACCGGCGACGCTTTCGTGGAACATCGCGATCCGGTTCCGTGGTCTCTGGATGGCGCGCGACTGGCGCGGAATCAACGCGAGCGCCGGCGCCGGACCGTACTCGGTCTAGGGGGTAGCCTTGGCGACTCCAGTCGTAAATATCCCACCGACCGGACCTGCGAACACGGGCCAATACGGCACGGCCGCCGGCCCGCAGAACCCGTACCAAAACGCTCCGGGTAACATCGGCGCGTACATCAACGCGAAAGCGCACGGTGCGGTCAAGGCGTGGGGCTTCGGACAGCTTTCCGGCCTGGTTATGGTTTCGAACATCACGATCGGCGCCGGCCACAATGGCAGCGAGATCGAAGGTTCGGTCATCATCCCGCAATACTGCAAGATTCCGAAGGTGGCCGTCGGCTTCAAGTCCGTCGACCTCTTTAATGCGACCGAGACGTTCAATATCGTGGTCGATTCGGCGGGCGATTACAACCCGGCGATTCTTGCGAACGGCTACCCGAACGCCGCGATGGCAAACGGTTCGCCGACCGGCGGAGGCTCGGGCTACGGCGCGACCTATACGCCTGGCGTTGCGCAGACGACCGGCCCTGGCGACAACTCGGGCGTCTTCGGTTATCCGGCTCAGTACGCCGCGCTCGGAACGTGCTTGTTCGGAACCGACATTGGATTCGGGCCTACGTTTTTCACCAATCCATCGGCCGGCACGACCGGCGGCGGCCAAGTCTTCCCGACGACCGAATGGGATACGGTCTACTGCCCCGGCACGATTCTGTCGCTTCGCGCGGTCACGACCGCGAGCACGGGCGACCTGACGAACCTCGTCGTCGTACTGCTCGTCCAATACCTCGACAAGTTTATCGGTAACCCCAGCAGACCAGTGCCTTGCCTTACTTGGTAGAATGGGCATATGCCCAAACTTACCAATGAACAGCGGGCGGCCAGAGCCGCGCAAGTGCAACTCTGTGCGACCTGTGGCGTAGGGTTTAACCCTAGACACAACCGGCACAAATACTGCTCTCGTATTTGCAAAGAAAGCAGCGATGAAAAGCGCGTAGCTCACATGCTCTATATGCGCGAATACCGAGAAGACCCGGTTAACCGCGAAAAGCATAACGGCTTTTCCCGCGCATGGCACCGTAAAACTCTTCCGACCCGCAGGGTCCAAGCCCGCGTAGGGCACTTGCGGCGCACCTTTGGGTTGACGCCTGAGCAGTTCGGCGAAATGATGCTGCGCCAGGGCGGCTCCTGTGCAACCTGCGACCGCCCGCCAAAAAGAGACGTGCTAAACGTAGACCACAATCACGAGACCGGAGAAATCCGCGGGTTGCTTTGCGACCGCTGCAACACGTTCATAGGTTACTTAGAAAAGGCACCTGAGCTAGTGGAGACATGGCAAGCGTACATAAAGCTCTACTCGATGGATGCGCCGATTTATGCGTAGACTCTACACGCCTAACGACTTCAAGATTCGGACCGAAGGCGACTGGGAGTTCGACTGCCAGCTTTTCGCGGGATCGGGCGCCGGCCTAAATTACGTTGCCGAGATCGCCGCGCGATGGGCGGCGAAGGCTTCCGGCACCTACGATACGGGTCCGATCCTTGCGCCGGCAGGCGTCTTCTTCTCGAAGACCGGTGCGCAGCTTCTTGCTCAGACTGGAACGTCGGCGATTACCGGATGGTCTGTAGCCTGCTACGGCACCTACGACTATCGCGCGTACCTCATGTCTCTCGAGAATAACGTCGACCCCGAAGCGATCCCGCCAGGCTTTACGCTCCCGACAACCTCGTGGGTCCAGTGGGCGCTCCCGCAATCCGAAACGACGCCGACGTGGACGAACCCACTGGTGGCGCTCGGCACATCGGCTTTCTCGCCTGAACCGTGGGTCGCGGTTCGTTTCGTTGCAACGTGTACGAGCGCAACCGGCGATATTGCCGTCGCGGTCGTTCGCATCCCGTAAGTGTTCGCGACAAGGAGTTCAAAAGTGGCTGCAACCAAGAAAACCAAGAAGCCCTCGATGCCCAAGGCGCACAAGCCTGCCGGCGGCAAGACCGCTCGCGGCGTCAAGTTCGGTGGCAAGAAGGGCGGCATGAAGAAGACCTCGCGCAAGAAGGGCTCCTCGAAGAAGATGCCGTTCGGCGCGACCAAAGCTCCTGGCGCTCGCAAGTCGCAGCCCGCCATGAAGAAGGCGATGGGCGGCAAGGGCGGCATGATGAAAAAGAGCCGCAAGAAGAAGTAGTGATCCATCTTGTAGCGGCCCGTAGCCAAAACACGCTGAAGGTTTTCACGCGCGACGGGTCACTATGGGAGTATTTCGAATCTTCGGGAGACGCTTGGGGAAACTACGGCGTAGTTGAAGGCGCTCTGCCTCCCTGGGGATATGATTGTTGGGCACCCGTCGGGCATTATGTTCTCGGTCCCGTTGACGTTTTCGACACGCCAATCGCAAGTGAAGGCTATGGGCAAATTCCGGTGTTGGACGTCGACGCGGGCTCTCTCGCTAAGCTCATGCAGGGCGGCTACGCGACGGTCAATGGACTCACGGCGACAATCGGCGGGATCGAGGCGCCGCTCGCGCAGCTTTCGCAATACGACCGCAGCGGCATTATGATTCACTGCGGAGGGAGCAACTCTCCCGACCCGCTGGCCGACAACCAGGGTCTTTTTCGGACTTACGGTTGCCAGCGTATGCTCAACGTCGATTGGAAAGAGCTCGCCGCGTTTCTCCAGCCGTTGCAGGATGGCAACGTCATCGTTTTCACCACGCTGGAGACCCCCGCAAGTCTAGGGCAATAACGTGCTGGTAAGTCAGATTATCAAGCCGGCGCGGACGCTCGCAAAAGACCCCGAGCCCGGAACCTACTCGAACGACGCGCTGCTCGGGCAACTCGACCTTGTATGCCTCGACGTTATAACGCAGGTCAAGTTTCCGTTCGCACGCATTTCGACCGCGACGGTTGCCAATCAAGGCTCGTACCTGCTACCCGAAACGCCGATCGACGACGGCACCGGGTGCGTTTGGCTCAACGGTCAACTGCTCACGAAGACCGATATTGAGACGTTGCAGGGCCAGCAGATCGGCTACTTTGATTCGACCGGCTTCGGCACGCCGAACGCCAACAGCGACGGGCCGACGGGAAACGCGGGAATGTTCGTTCCGTCGTGGACAGTCGCTCCGCCGACGAGCTTTCCGATGCCGACCTACTCAAATCTTCGGTCCTTGACGGCGCCGTGGTCGTGCGGCCGGTCGCCCGGAGTCTACGCGATTCACGGGGGCAATCTGGTCGTCGTTCCGCCGCCGAACGCCTCTGCGCAACTCGATACGAATGGGAATCCTATCCCTAACCTCGTTGTCGATATGTGCATAAGCGATGCCTACGTTGGGCCGTACACTTGGAACGCCGCGACGGTGCAGCCGCGCTGCCTTTCGAACGTCGGCCAGCGCATTTGGTTCCCGAACAACTTTCTCAACGTCTTGGTCGCCGGGCTCGTCGAGCGGATGCTGGCTGCCGATGACTCGGCCAACTCTCGCACGCGCGATTGGGCAGCCGAGCAGTACCGCAATCAGATCCAGCAGATGATGTTTTGGGCTAAGAGTTACCGGTCTTACGACCGGATCAATATGCAGACGAACAGGCAGCGATATGTTGGCGCGCGATGGAGGCGAAATGGTGCCTACAGCGGGTATCCCTAATGCGTAAGTTATTTGTTGGTTTCATGGCCGTCGTTATGGCGATCGGACTCGTCGAGATAGGCGCTCAGGTTTCGAACGGTCTCGAAGCTGCGACGCCGCTTCCAAGTGGATGCTATACCGACGCGAGCGGTTTGCCGGTTTGTGGGCCAAACTACCCCGGCCCTGGCGGCGGCGCTGCGAATGTCATCGGTGGAAACTGTATTTCGATTTCGCCAACATCGTCGCCGACGGCGGGCTCCGTTATTGCTGTCAATCCGAGCGCGTCGCCGTGTGTGCTGCCTTCCGGTATGGTCGGCGCAAGCGGACCTCCGGGAACGCAAGGCCCCGCAGGAACGACCGGTCCCGCGGGTACGACAGGTCCAGCAGGGACGACTGGCCCGGCAGGCACTACCGGTCCCGCGGGAACTACCGGCCCGGCAGGGACGACCGGTCCAAGCGGTGCTCCGGGCGCAAACGGTACTTATACGGCGATCGCGCCGGTTGTCGTTAGTACGGCGGTGGCAAACACCGTTACCTATAGCTGTCCAACGTGCAGCACCGGAGCGGCCAGTATTATTTATGCGGCTGGCGTTCCGTCGAGTGTTCCAGCGCAAGCTGGGCAACTTGACATAGCGACCGACACGACTTGGGCGGGAATGAAAATGTTTTCCTACGTCGGCGCATACACCGGACTTCCGTTCGTCGTCAATCGCTGCGAACTTCAAAATACCGCAAGCTCGGGAACTCCCGCGATACCGTGCGAACGCGCGACGACGGTTGGCAACCTGCTAGTTACGATGCTCTTGGGATGGGGAGGCGGAGCTACCTCGGTTACCACGGCTTCAGGCTGGACAGGACTTTTCAATACGGGCGTCTCTGGAAACGTCGGCGCGTACGCTTCCTACCAGGTAGTTGGCAGTTCGGCATCAACCGTATCTCCAGTAACTATCACCGGAAACGTTGGGCAGCAAATCGTCGTAGCGGAGATAGCAAACGCTTCGCCAAGCCCGATTCCAACCGCCACGGGATTCGTAGGAGCGGCGAATACCGTAGTAATCGTTGCCTCCCCCGTTCCGATCCCTAGCAATGACCTTCTTCTCGCATTCGGAGCGTGCTATGAATCGGGAGGCACGACGAACTGGGACCAGCCGTACGCTCTTGGAGCCTTTCCTCTTGCCGGTGTTGCAAGCGGTCTGGGGGGCTCGGCGGCAAACTCTAACGCAGGAGCGCGCTTTTGGGCGTTTCCGTACATCGCTCCGAACCTAGTGAACGGCTCGACTGGATACATTGCTCACGTTTGCGCTGGCGGCGGTCTTATCGTAATACCTGGAAATACGGCCACGACGACGGCCTACTGGCAACCGAATGGAGCCTGGTAAATGAACCGCCTTCTCGCATCCGCATTCGTTGCTACGATGATTTTCGCGTCGTGCGCGGCGCTCATCGTTCCCGGCCGGTTCTCATCCTCGGTGATCGGCGCAACGATCTCGCCGATCCCGAGCGGGTGCTACACCGACATTCAAGGGCTCGTCGTGTGCGGGCCGGAGTATCCAGGTCCGAATCCCGGCGGAGCGGCCAACGTCGTAGGCGGCAACTGCATATCGGTCACACCGGTTTCTTCACCGACGTCCGGTTCGCAAATCAACCTCACGACGGCTTCACCGTGCGTCTTACCTTCGGGAATGGTCGGCGCTTCAGGATCTCCGGGAGCGGCTGGATCTCCGGGTGCCGCAGGAACCACCGGGCCTTCAGGGGCTCCTGGGCCTAGCGGATCTCCGGGACCTGCCGGAACGATCGGCGCCGCCGGAACGACCGGTCCGTCCGGTGCTCCCGGCGCGGCTGGCACAACCGGGCCGGCTGGAACTACTGGACCCGCTGGAACGACTGGCCCAACCGGCGGACCGGGACCGGTAGGAACTCAAGGTCCTGCTGGCATTACGGGGCCGGCCGGAACGACAGGACCGGCGGGAACGACCGGGCCTGCTGGAACAACGGGGCCTTCGGGCGCACCGGGAACGACCGGTCCTACGGGAACGACGGGACCGGCTGGAACTACGGGTCCAAACGGACCGACCGGACCAAGCGGACCTCCGGGAACAACTGGCCCGATCGGAACGATGGGTCCGAGCGGAGCGCCAGGCGTCACGGTTTCGGCCTCCGGGTCGCCTCCGATCGTCGTCTCGACGCCTCCGGGACAAGTCAACGTGTCGTGCCCCTCTTGCCTCGTTGCAAATACGAGCTCGGGGAACACCGTTGGCGTCATATTTACGACGCCGTATCCCGCAACTGCCGTCCCGTCGGCCAACCCGCCGGGAACCTCGGCGCTGGCTCTTGGACAAATTATCATTGGTGACGCGCCGTTTAATCCTGTCGCTACTGGTCCACCGTTGCCGTCGCCGTATCCAAGCGCGATGCTCGTCCAGAATGGCGAAGGCCAATGCGAGGCTGGAAACTACTCTGTATGGGGAACGTCAAGCTCTGCTCTTGGCGGTGTCGTTGGGCAACTGCTCGCTCTTGGGTGCCCCGGCATCACGACTCCGTACATTACAATGGGCGAGCATGGCGATATTGGATTAAACGCCATTTATTCAAGTGAGTACTATATTACGAATGGTTCCTCCACGCTGCATGACACAAATTCGGTCGGTGGATTTTGGTCAGAGCAATGCACCTCAACCGGTTCGCCGTGCGGCTTCTATGACGGCTCCGGTAACAACGGCATCCTGTTTGGACCGGGCTGTACGGGCTGCAGTGGAGTTGCAGGCTTAGGGCTTCCGTACGTAGGGGCGAACCAGTCGGTCTGCACGGGGCCAGCGACGAGCGGCGTTAGCGGTTATCCCGGCTACACGCTTCTACCGTGCGTTGGGTTAACCACGAACCAGGGACAGGTTTCCTGCACGCTTTCCGTGCTCGCGTGCACCGCAACGGCCACCGTGGCATCCGGTGCAATCTGCACTTCGTCTCTGGATACAACGCTAACCAGCGGAACGCTCGGACTGTTCACGGTCGTTTCTCAAAGCGTCTCATCGACCACGCTCACCGTAACGTTCAAGGCGATATCCGGCGCGAGCGGCCAAGTCGGCGCGGACTACCACTGCTAATGAAGATTCTTGGAGACCTGGTGATCCTCTCGGCGTTCGCGTGGTTCCCGGCGATGGTGTGGTGGAGTGGTCGCCGCAAGCCAGTGAAAGCCCGATGAATGCCGTGGGACATAAACTCACTCAAGGAGTACGTCGATCAGCGCCTCGTGGACAAGGACGCGCTCTATACCAACCGTTTCGTGTCTCAGGAGGAGGCGGTCAAGACGGCCGTAGCAGCGCAAGACAAGCGCCTGGAAGGCATGAACGAAATCAAAGCTATGGCCGCGCAGCAGGCGCTAACGTACCTCCCTATTTCGACGTACAACGCCGAGCACAAGTCGGTGGAAGATCGGCTAGGGAAGGTAGAGCAGTTGCAGGCGAGTTCTCAGGCCGCGATAGTCGGAAAAATGAACCAGTTACTCGTTGCCATCCTCGCGGCGGCCGTCACGGTCGCACTCACGTTCTACTTTACGCACTCCTTCGTCCCAACACCGACAAAATAGAAAGGCACAAATGAAACTAAAGGCGCCCGACATTATCTCAATCCTGACGGGAACCGCAGGCGTCTGCGGCATCCTAAGCGCGCTCATCCTGACGACCGTTGTCTCGGTACAAGCGCAACTGCATCCCGGAGCGCCTTCAGTTGTGCCCGCCTGGGCGATTATCTCGTCGGCCGTCGTCGGTGCGTTCGGAACGCTCTCGGCGCAACTCGTCCGCATCTTCAGCGTAAAGGCGGGGGCGCCGGCGACAACCGTCGTGGAGAACGCTCCAATCGTCACGCCGAGCGGAGCGCCGACGGGCGCGGAGAACGTAACCACTACCACAACCGACCCAATCCAGGCGCCCGCGCGCCGTCTAATAGGAGAAGGATAATATGGACGAGTTTCTTAGCCCAAGTACAGCCCTGGCCCCCACTACCTCCGGGCAGTGGTGGACCAAGCTCCTGCAGTTCGTTCTGACCGTCGCTGGCGGCGGAACCGGAAAAGTCAGAATCCCGGTCGGCGTAACGCTGCCGACGTTCTCGATTTCCGACACAATCAACATCTTCGGGAAAACCCTGAAGGTGACGATTTCGAGCGACGGGGCAGACATCGTGCTCGAAGCCGGACCCGCCTAGCCAAAGGAGAAAGCACATGGCAGCGCTCTTTAATTATAGTTTCAATAATATAAATACCGCGGCGCTGCCTGGCGCTCTCGCTAATACTACCGGCTCTCCGACTGTTGGCTCGGGCGACGGCCCGCAGGGCATCAACACCTTTCACACCGACGGCGCAACCGCTTGGGGATGGCTCCCCAATATCGGCATCGCTATCAACACCGTTGGCCTCATCCTCGGAGGCGGCTTCAACGTCGCCGCAGCCAGCGCGTTCGCCAATATCTTCGCGGTCGGGTCTCAGGGAACGTCAAACTTTGCCAACGCTCTCGTCGTGCAGGTAGCTTCGGACGGAAGTATGCAGGTCGGCGTGGTGGAGGGAACCTACTACTCCTCGCCTTCCGGTACGTTCACGTTCGGGAATCGCCACGAGATCGAGTTGAAAATCTCCGAGTTTAGTTCTACCGCATCGGTGACGCTCTACCTCGACGGAGTCTCAGTTTCGGGGCTTACGTCGCTCGCGTTTAATCTCTCGGCTATGCCTGACGGTGCGACGATCCATTCGGTTGCCGTGGGTGGATCGAACGCCGTAAACAATATGGTGGACGCCCCTACGGCGCGCGCGATCGTCTGCGACTCGTTCTACGCTTTCGATACGAGTGGCTCGTTCTGTAATGCTCCCGTCGGTCCGGCGATCTCCGTGCCGATGATTCCAAACGCTCCGGGCCAGGAGTCCGCATGGACGCCCAATGGCGCGAGTCTCGGGTGGGAGTGCATCAGCGAGATCCCGCCCGATGGCGACACGACCTATATCAGTAGCTCGACGCCGACGCAAGAAGAGGCGTGCGCGCTTTCGGCGCCTTCGGGAATCAGCGGCGTCTACTGCGTCTCGGTTATCTCCGATCAGCGCCAGGATACTAGCGGCGGCGGCCGCACGATAGAGCTTGGACTTGGAAACGGCACGACGCGCTCGTACGGTTCCGCCTGGGGGCTCGGCACGACCTACAAAATGAACACGACGGCGTTTAGTGAGAATCCGTTTACGTCGTCGGCCTGGACGCTTGCGGCGATGACCGGGCTGCAAGTGGCCGCCGATCTAGCGAGCTAGCATGAGCGGCTTTGGCCGAATCACCCAAGAGACCGTCGAGGTTCTTGGAGCGGACGAAGGCCATGCTCGCATCACGCAGGAGATCGTCGAGGCTCTCGGCCCAACGTCGTCAACCGCGAGAATCACGCAGCTTTACGTCGAGGTGCTCGCACCGGTGTTTGCTCACGCTCGCGTTACGCAGCTTTACGCTGAACCGCTCGGGCCGCCGGCAACCGCCGCGCGCATAACGCAGCTTCTCGCTGAAGCTCTCGGACCGCCGACGGAAAGTGCTTTCGCGCGCATCACGCAACTGGTCCTCGAGGTTCTCGGCCCGATCGCGTCGGTCGCGTGCATGCTGCCGTACCCGCTCATCTTTTCGGGTAACGTATCGGGGCCATTCTACACGATGAAGGAAATGGGCGCAGAGACCGTTCCGGTTGGATTCGCCGACTCGTCCGTTACTGTAAGTAACGGGGTCGAGACGGTGGTCGCTCAGACACTAACTACGGATGGAACCTGGGTGACGTGGTTTCCTCAGAGCGGTGCGCTTCAAGTATCGCTCTCTAATGGACTACCCGTGCGGACCCTTTGGGTGGTCACGAACCTTGCGCGCTCGTCGCCCCCGCAGATTCCGGTCTATGCGTCATCGCTCATCATGCCGCTATGGAAGCAGTTATGTTCTCCGGCGTAGCGGATATGCTGGCGGCCTTGAAGTCGCCACCGCAGAATGGGCCGCTCTACACGCAGACCTATCCATGGACGCCGAACGCCGCGCCGCTTGTTATTGCGTTCGAGAGTAATCAGCCAATCGGCGCGCTCTATCTTTCGAAGGTTGACGTCCCGATCGCGTTTAGCGCAGAACCCGTGCCCCCTGGCGGCAACCCTTTTTATACGGCGACTCCGCCCGATGACGGAAACAACCCGCAGACCGTTCCGTTGCCGCCCGGAACGATACAGGTCACGCTCACAGCGACGAGCTCCGAGACGTATTATGTGGTCGCAACGTCGGGGATTGCCCGGCTTCTAATGGAAGGCAGCAGTAACCCATGACAGCGCCGATTCAACCGACAAACTACGACGTCCAAGTTTACGCGCTCGGGCAAGCCGGGCCGCTTGGCAGCGACGCATGGCTACAGTGGGGCGGCCCTGGCAATCCAACCTTTGGCCCGTTAACGGTCTCGTTCGTCTCCGGGCTGGCGGTCAAGAGCCTGTGGTTCCCCGATCCGCAAGGGCCGATGAGCTTCTACGCTGGAGACAGCGCGACCGGCACGCCCTTCTACGTTACCGACGGCTCCGTGGCCGAGCTCGTCTCGATTCCGAACGATGCGCCGGTCGTCACGATCACCGGGCCAGCGCTCCCGTTCTATTTCTACGCTTCGACGATTCCGTACACGCCGTTCCGTACCGCAACGCCGCCGACGGTGGACGTTGGCGTGCAGGCGCCGATTACAAATCTTGGCACGGGTGTCGACCCGATCATCGGATTGGATACGCCGCTCGCTGTTATCTTCGGTGGAAGCGGTTCGGGAGATCCGTCGCTCATCGCCGGTACGAGCGTCGTTATCACGGGATCTTGGCCGAATCAAACGATCTCGGTCATCCAGGGAGCCGGCGGCGTGCAGAGTGTGGCCGTTAATGCTCCGATCACCGAAAGCGGAACGGCGGCGAATCCAGTTATCGGTCTTGAAACTCCGCTCCCCGTCAACGATGGGGGCACGGCGACGGCCAACCCGTACGCCGAAGGTGGAGCGGGAATCAACGTCAACGGCGCGACCGGCGTCCAGGACCAGTCGTTCCAGTGGCTTATCACCAACACGGGCGTTCTGAGCATCAACCCGGCGGCGCTCGGGGCGCTCACCGGCGCTATTCTTCTGGACTCTTCCGGCGGCACGATCGCGATTACGAATCCTACCGGGAACAAGATCAACCTTGAGACGTCGTCGGCCGTCTCGTCGCTTCCGGTCTACAACCCAGGCGGTTCGCAGCTGAATAACCCGCACATCGTGGCAAGCCGAGCCGCGGCCTACAGTATCACCTTCAGCGGGAATACGATCGGCTCGACGACGGTCTCGTTCGTCGGTGATGCGCAGTTCACGAGCGGCGCGACCTACGCGGTAATCTTCGCAATACAAGGCGTAACAGGAAGCGGGCCGCCGGTTTTTGTGCTTGAGGCTAACTCGCTCACCGCGGGTGGCTTTACCGTCGTCGGATACGGCACGGGCGGAACGGGAGCCGGCAACATCAACTTCGACATCATCTGCATCGGGTACTAAGTGGCCGATACCGCAGCGACCCTCCTTTACGGCCTAGGCCCGTTCGGAGGCATGAAATATGGCCGTCCGGGAGTTTTTAATCCGGTTCGGCCGATGACGCAAGGGCCGTCCGATGCGTACTTTACGAGCTTCATCGACACGCAGCGTTTCCATATGGCGGCGACGGGAGGCTACGGTCGCCAGCAGTTCGTCCAGTTCCCGAACCTCGTTGATATTGTCGGGCTTATCCGATACGACGTTGACTCGATTCGACCGTACTGGATCGCTCAAGACTCGACCGGTCGGCTAAACTACTACGATCTCAAAAACAACCTCATCACCGACCTTGGCGTTCAGGGAACGCCGTTCACCGAAGGCTTCCAGTGCGACGGCAACATTTTCCTCAATAATGGGATGCAGATTTACGTCACGCCTGACTCGAGCTATCCTGGCACGCCGAAACAGGCGCTCGCGATCACGCAGTGGCAGTTTCCAAAGTTCGCCGGAACGCCCGTGCTCTCGATCGTATCGGTGCCTCCCGAAGACGAGCTCGCGCCGCAGGAATACTATTACGCCTTTACGGTCGTCACGACGATTACGACGATTAACGGTCCGATCAAGCAGGAGAGTGCACCGATCGGTGCCGATGCGCCGTATCCGTTCCATAAGAATATCAAGCAATCGGACGAGCCCGCGGCCATTCAAATCAGCGGCCTTGGAGGCGGAACGAACGACGACGGCACAACCTACGCGATCCGTATTTACCGGCAATCGACCAATCAGGCGATATGGTTCGAAGTCACGACGACTCAGGATGCGACCTACATCGACACCGCGACCGACCAATCGATCTCAGGTAACGCGCAACTACCTTTCTCGGGGCAGCAGCCGCCGGTCGGGATGAATAAGACCTGGCCGGTTGCCGAGTACCTCGACCGTGGGTGGGTCTTCGCCGTCGTACAAAACAGCGCGACGCAGCAGCAGCCGCAGACGCAGCTTTGGTACAGCAACGTCGGGCAGACCTGGAATTTCGATGACGTCGCGCAGGTGCTCTTGGTTGGGAACGAAGCGACGACTCCAGCGCAGACGCACGTCAACTATGTGGTGCCCTACGGCGAGCAGCCGGTCTCGCTCACGAAGTTCGGGTCGCTCCTCATCGCGCAGCGCGAAGGCGACTCGTGGTTCGTCACCGGCCAGGACGAGAACACGTTTCAGGTTATTACGCTCTTTGATTCGGTCGGCAGTATCGCGCCAAATGGCGGCGTCGTCGGCCGCGGAATTTGGGCCTGGATCGCCGATAGCGGAATCTGGACCTTCGACGGAACGAACCTCAACTATATCAGCGACGACATTTGGGAGCTTTTGCTTACCTTTACGCCTGGCACGCAAACGACGGCGGTCGGCTTCTACTGGCAAAACTATTTCTGCTGGAGCTTTCCAGCGAACAATATCACCCTGTGCTGGCACGCGCCGACGCAGCAGTGGAGCACCTTGCCGTACGCGCTCGCCAATGCGTCGCAGCTTCGCAGCGTTGGCACGCAGCCGGCGAACGTCGCCGGTAGCCCGACGTTCAATCAGGTCGTCGGTGTGCGTCCTGGGACAAACATTCTCGACGCCTGGTTTGCCGATCCGGTCTTCGATCTTGGCCTTCCGGTTGAGTCCGATTGGGTAGGACCGGCCAGCGACCTCGACACGCCTGGCTTTACGAAGACCGTCGCCTATTTGCTCGTGGAGGCGCCGCCCCAACCGATCGGGACGTACTGCACCGTCACGCTGCACCGCAACCTCGATCAGCCGACGACGACCGGCCAGTATAAGCCGTACACGGCGACCTTCGATCTGAGCCTGCCGTATCCCAATATCCAGAAGGTTCCGCAGGAATATCAAGAGTGCACGATGCTCTCGCTCGAGACGAAGTTTCAGCCTGCGGTCGGAGCGACGTCGCCGGTCCAAATATGGAAAGCGGAAGCGTACGGTTCAATTAAGAGAGAATTTGCTATCCGTGTGTAGCGCATGAGTAACGTCCAGCGCGTTCCGATTGCTTACACCCCCGGCGGCGGCTTCTTTATGCCGATCACCGGCGGCGCGGCCAACTCGCTCCCGATTCGCCCGCCAGCGATCGTCGGCGCCGTCGAGCTCCAAGCGCTCGGGTACAGCAGCGACAACTTTAGCCTCGACGTCCCGGAGATTGCAGCCGGCGACACGGCGGACGTCCCGTACGTCTACAACCCGGCGACGTTCAAGGTCAACTTTTCGCTCGTTGCCGGCGCTTCGGGCCTGGTCATCGCCGACTTGCTCTTCCCGGTGCTGCCGACCGGCTGCGGGGTTCTCGGCTATTCGAAGAGCCTCGTCTTCGCGATTGGGCCGCCGCAGCAGGCGGGATCTCCGACTTGGACCCTCGTCCCGCGGCAGACCTATCAGGCCGCGTCGATTCAAGGGTCGATCCGGTTCTTTTCGCCGGCGGGATGCGCCGCGCAATCGCTCACTGTCGGTGGCTGGATTCTGCTTCTGTGCTCGCCGCCGATCGTCCAGTCGTAAGGTTCGAGGAGCGCCAGTGCCTACTTGCGCACGGCCAACCAAAGCAGCCCTTCGCGACGTTCGACGAGGCGTTCGAACAGGTGCTTCAGGCCCGCGGTGCCTTCGCCGAACGGCTCCATGTGTACCGGTGTCCGCTTTGCGCGCAGTACCATACCGCCCGCAACCCAAAAAGGCTCCCGCAATAGTGCGGCAGCCGACCCTTTCGTCGTAGAATAGGAGCCAATTATGACCACCGAGTACAGTTCGATCTCTCAATCCGGCGTCGATGGCTATGGAAACGGCTCCAATGGCTACGGCCAGGGATATCAGGGAATGTTCGGCGGCGACCCCGGCGGCCCGCAGGCTCCGATCGAGTACGGTAGCGGCTCGACGGCCGCTCCGGGTGGCGGAGGAACGGCAACCGCTCCGATCCAGTTCGGCGGACCCGGTATGTCGCCAGGGCAAGGGATTCCCGGCCAGCGCGGGATGAACCGATCGACGAACACCGCGGCTCAGTCGCAGGGACTCAAGCCGATGCTTTCGCAACTGCTCGGGCTCTCGCCGCAGTCGTCGGCGATGGGCCAGCGCCGCGGGCTCGGGAGCAATCGGCAGGGCATGGGCCAAGGCCCTCGGATGCAGCCGCCGATCATGCGCGGGCGTCCCGGTCAGCCGGTTCAAGGTCGTCCGATTCTCGGCGGCCCGCGTCCGATGCCTCGTCCGATTGCGCCGATCTCCGGGGCGCCAGGCGGCGGAACGATGCGCGGCGGCCAAGGCGGCCCGATACAGAATCCGATCCAGCGCGGCCGCGTGCAGCAACGCCCGCAGCCGCGGCAGGGACAAATCTAGCGCGTGAGCTCGTTACTCGAAGGTTTCGAGATTATCGCACTGCGCGAGAAAGACCCCGCGGTTCAAGAGCGCATAGATGCGTTCTTCAAAAGCGTGGGCGTGCCGAAACCGTGGCGTCATCCGGCAATCAAATGGCTCGGCTTTGCAAAAGACGGCCCACTTGCGCTCGTTGTTGGCCTTTTCGTGCGCCCGGATAACGCAATCGAGATAACGGACTTCTATCCCGCGCCGTCGCGTGACGGAGTAAAGGCGGGCTATGTCGGCCTGCGTATGCTAAAGATGCTCGTTGACGAAAAGATTATTCCGTTTTGGATTGGAGGCGTCGTCTTCCGAAACAAAAAAGGGCAGCGGCGTGCCGAGCGTTACTTTGGGATTGAGCCGACGTCGCTCGTTTACCAGTATGGAGGCAAAGCGTGAGCGTAGCGCCAAACGACGGACTAAGTTTCTCGCCGGGATTTAGCGACACGCTCGACCCCGCTGGCGGCGGCTCGGCTTCGAGTAAGCCTGGCCTGTCTTCGATGATTAGCGGCGGCGCTGGCGGCATAGGCGACATTCTCGGATCGATCATGCAGTTTAGCCAAGAGCAGCAGCAAGACCAGGCGATGACGCAGACCGGCGACGAGCTTCAGGGTGATCTCGGCGCGCTTACCGGCGAAGCCGCGCTTGCCTTCTTCGACGCCATCGCGCCGATCGTCTATCGCGGCTCCATCGACATGTCGGTGGCCTGGTTCCAGTCGCGCTACGACAATGCCGGGCCCGGCGGCACCGGCGCCGACTACATCAATTGCCCCATGACCAGGGATCAATACGACGCCTTCGTCGATGCGCTGATCGCGGGCGAAAAGACCGACTTCAAGGAGTGGGAAACCAATAC